ATCGTTTCATTGTAACAGCAATACTTCCAGACGACAATAAACTTCCAGATACACTTCCTGTTACACTATATCCTGGAATTTCTCCTGCTGCCAATTCTACATTCCACAAAGAAGAACTTCCACTTCCTGTTGCGTATGTTATACTTGCTGTCATTAAACCAGATGTCAAATTATAATCAACTACTGTACCATTCATATAATTTCCAGCACTCGCAGTCATTACAAAAGTTTGACCGGTTGTGTATGGAAGTTGTGGAGCTATTGTAAAATATTGATTCCTATATCCTACAGTTTGTCCTGTTGGTAAGTTTACATACCAACCATCATATCCATCATAACTACCTGTTCCTGTTACTGTTGTTATACTCGCAGTAATAGCACCCGATGCAGTATCATAACTATTTACAACTCCTGTCATTGTTGCTGACTGTGATACACTCGCAGTAATGAAAATATTTGTTCCTGTTGTATAATCAAGTCCGCCTCCAATTAAAAATTGTTGGCTGCTTGTTAAACTTGCTGATAATATATTTAAATCTGTAGAAGATGTTGTGGCATATCTTAAACTCGCCGAATCAATACTTAACCATGTTGAAGATGTTGTAGAATATATTTTTAAGTTCCACACCAAGAATTCTGATGTGTCATATATATGGTCATCATACGCAATTTCCAGTGTTGGCACATATACTGTGTGTGTGTCTAATGAATAAAATGATAATGAGCCATACGATATATTATCATTTTCTTGTGCAGTTGGCCTCTTTATTAAAAATCCTTGATTTGGATACGAACCCGAAGACCATTCTAAAAATATGTCAGTAACATCCATTCTAACATCAGTTGGTACGAAATTAAAATCTTGTGACGCCATAGAACCAGTAGAATCTCCACCCGATGCTGACCAGTTCGTTTCAGAAGTATTTCGTGTCCATGTCGCACCTCTTGTCGTCGATTTATCGGTAAAATTTCCAACTCCCATTTCCCAACTTCCACTTATTGGGTATGCTTCTAATGTATATTCTATGGGAACTCGTCTTGCAATAGATGTAAATAAATTTAAATATACAACTTCTGCGGATTGGAAGGCTGTTGAATCAAATGATGCCGTATCAAATTTTATTAAAATTCTGGAATTTTCATTCGTTGCCGTTTGGTTAAATCCCACCCAATATGCACTCGCTGTAGGATTTATACCTATATTTTCTGCAATAGCAAAATAATAATCTGCTCCTCCATCATTGCTACCAGAAACATAATCATATCTTTTATAATAACTTCCAGAATTCCATATTCCTCGATAAATATAATTTGAAGAAGATATTTCTTTTGATATTTCAAGTATTTCATCAAGTCCAGTATTAACTTCTGGATATTTAGAATATATTGTAGTATCTTTTAATGGAAAAATTATATTATGCATTCATATCTCCTTATCGTGCAAGTCCTTCTATATCAATATTAGGATATTTTAATTCAAAAATTGATGGGTCTGCGCTCGGATAAATAATACCATCTACTGTTGCTGATGCTATATTATAAAAATTATTTGAGTATCCCAATGTTGGGTCATATTTATTGTATATCTCAACATTAGAAACTGTTCTAACACCCTCAAGTTTATCAAGCCTCTCATATAAATCTCTTAATATAATTGGCTGTCCAATTTGCCAATTATCTATATTAAAGAAATTTTGTATTTCTCTGATACATCTCAGTAACACATCATTTTTATTATACTTTGAAATTGCAATCATATTAAATTTAATTCCGATATTAATTACAAATGCGTCCTTTATATTTATAGCGGTTGTTAAATCTCTATAATGTTTTAAATATGTTACTAAATTTTGTTTTATTGCATTGTTTAATACCACGAGTTTATTTTTAGAATCATATCCCAATGTATAAATATTTATAGCAAAATTACCGGCATCTTTTTCAATAGATACTTTAGTTATATTACCATATTTTGCAGGCATAGATAATGTTCTAACTAAATAATCACTGTCAGTCACCGTTCTGTCTTGTGCTGTGAAATATGCCATCGCATTCTGTCTTATTTCTTCAAGAGTTTCTCCTCCTTTACCACCAGTTGCTGGTTCTGGATTTGTTACTGCAAGAGAACGCTGTAATATGGTAAACATATTCTTATCAGCCGGCGAAGTATAATCATCCGAACTGTTTTTATAAACAGCATTTTTTATTTTAGTTAAATCACTTTGTTGTACATTAGATTGCAATCCGCCGCCACGTGTATATCTGATTGTCAACACCGTGCCTGCTAATGGAACTGCACCATAAGTTCTTGTATTAAGATAGCTGTTAGCTAAATCTGTGAAACTTGAAAATGTATTATTATATTTAACTGTTGTTGGGTTTGGAATTAAGACATCATCGGGATATGCAGATATTCCTGCGCCAAACTGTAATTCAACTTGTCCGTCATTATTTCTTCTTGTAATATATCTTTTAGCTACTCTTTTCATTTTCAAAATTCTTTGTGGTGCGAGTGAGCCTGTGCCAGTATAAAGTTCGCTGTTATATCTATAACTATTTTCTTCATCAAATAAAACAGTATCTTGTGCAAGATAATCAACTTCATACCATTTATTGTTGTTATCATCATATACATCTAATACTTCTATAATATCACTATATGGGAGTGTTATTTTCGTAAATTGTTCTGTTGTTGTAACCGTCACATTCGTTGATGTGATGTTTCCAGCAACTGCAGGCACTGTTTTTTTAACAAGATACATTGAAGGTAGGTTTGTATTAGTATCAACAGAATATACTGTTGCTAAAAAATCGCCGTTATCATAAATACTGAAATCTATAGGTTCTGTTGTTCTAAATTGAACATCTGGAAAATTTTCGGATTGTACCGTCATTCCTGCGTCAATTTTTAATGCAAATCGAAAATCTATTTCTGAACTGTTTGTTCCTATTGGAGGCAATAATTGATACACATCTAAATTTGTCGTTGCCGGTACAGTAGTTTTATATTTATATCCAAATCCTTGTGCCAAATAAATTATATTATTTTTTTCTTCTGCGTAGTTTAAAAATGATTCTTTCAGAGTCGAGTCGATATAATATGATAATACATCACCAACATATGCAGACATTTCAATAAACATCATTCCTAATGACGATTCGTTGAAATCATTATATGAATCAGGGAAATATATCTTGGCGAAATTTATCAAAGAATTTCGTAATGAAACGAAATCTTTATTCAGATATAAAACTTCTTTTGAAACATCTTTGGTTGGCATATCATATCTCCGTTATTAGGTCGATTGTTGAGAATCAAATGTAAACGTAACAACATCATATTCACTTGGATTACTTACTAAACTAAAATCAATTTCTATATTTATTCTATTTCTGTCAACATCACTCACAATATCAATATATAAATTATTGATAATTAAATTTGGTAACCAAAATGTAATTTTATTTTTAATATCAATATCTATTTTTCTTTTAATATCCTCAGTGATTTGGTCAAATAAATATTTATATATTGCAAGACCAAAACTTGGTTGCATATATCTTTCACCTTCAACGGTCCTCATTAAATTTCTAAGTTTAACTTTCTCATTAGTTAAAGAATCAAATGTTTGTTCGAAATATCCTTGTTGACTATTTTCAATAGGATATTTCATTCCTAATGCTTTCATTACCAATCTTCTCCTACACCAGACCTAAGTGGCAATCCACCACCCCTCTTAGATTTGGCAAGGCTATTTGCTTTTTTTAATATCTTACTATAATCTTTTACCATTGCATCAACAATTGCTGGAGCTGCGCCGGTTTCCTGTGCCACCTGGTTCTTTAAATTGTTTACTGTAGGTTTTACTTGTGGAGCAACTGGAGGCCTATTAATAACATTGCCCATATTTTTAGTATTAAATGAAAATTCTTCACCAACATTTTCATATTCTGCTGCCAGCAGTGATTGATAACTTCCGCCACCAAGAGTATCTGTTGGGTCTTTTGCAAGA